CATGTTTGATGCTTTCGACTATTTCTTTTCTTTCACCAAAATTCATAACGTGGCCACCTCTACAAAGATCCATGAATTGATCTGAGTGCAGGCCGACACATAACCAATCGCCTTTTTCTCTTGCTTTTTTGAGTAGTCGAATATCTTCAAGTGTGAGAGGATCAAATTCGCCGCATACAACGATGATCTTTTCTTTTTTGGTCATGGTAGAAGATTTGGAAACGCCTCTTTGACAAATTTATAGTCTAGACCTTTTACTCCCAAATCTTTTTGGAAGATTCCAAGAATTACTTCAGCTTCTCTAGGTTCAATCGATTCTAACATTTGAATTAGAATTTCGGTTCGACGTTTTTCGTTTAAGGACTCTGCGGTTCGATCCCCCACTCGAAATAGATAAAGGCGCCGCAGCTGAGAATTGAGATTATCAAAAGTGATACCAGGAAGAATATCATTTGGTATTTTATAGTTTTCCGGAAGTTCTTTTACTTTCCATTGATACTGTGGATGATAGGCGAGTTCTAGTATTTTCACCAAAGTTGGTGATAGATTTCTGCCAATTACATCCATCCTTTCTTTCTTGTTTTTGGCTTCTTCGAATTCATCAAAAACTTCATAGATATTTTTCATTAAAATTCCTCAATAACTTCCATCAAATTTTTAAGTTTATTTGCAATAAAGTAATCTAGTATTTTGGAACGAGACGCAGGCTTGGTTTCGTTATAAGTATTTATGATTTTCTGTTTGATTTCACTTGGAATATAAGATAGGTCAATCAGAGTTTGATTTCGCCAAAATCCAACTTTGGCATCAGACGAATATTGTCCAGCATCTTCGGCCAAAAATTTATCAAGTTTGGCTTTATGAATTGGCGTTTGACGAATTTCGCGGACGAAACAATCACTAGGTGAAATAATATTAGGAATACCGTCACCCTTATCGCCCTTAATAATCTTTTCTTTTAGTTCGACAAGAGGATCATCCGACACAATATATTTCTTCATTGCAGGATTATATTGTTTGACTTTATATTTGTCATTATTATATCTTTGCAATTGCAGGAAATCATTGTCGCTTGAAATAATCAATACGTTTTGATTTGCAACATAAATTGGTGTAAGAGTACCAATAATATCGTCGGCCTCAGCATTTTCAACATCAACTACTTTATATGGAAAGTTGTCTTTGAGTTCTTGCTTGAATTTAGCCAACATATCGAAAATCAAATGCCAATCAAGGTCTGACTTTTCGCGGTTCTTTTTACGGCTGGCTTTATAAAAAGGAAAGAATTCCTTGCGCCAATATTTACGGTTGTCACAACAGAGCACAACCTCACCGTAATCTTTTTGGAAGTTTCTTAGGTGCATCCTAAGAATGTTTAGAATCATATGACGAACCAGACTTTCATCTAGTGCCATGTTCTTTTGTGATGAAATCTGAGCCATAAGGCCAGATAACAATACTTGATTGAGGTCAACGAGAATCATATCAAACTTTCATTAAATTGAAACATCTACATTTTAATATATTTGATTCAGTTTGGCAATAGTTTCGTTGACAAATTTTTTGGATGTTGTTGTTTTTTTCGCAGCAAATCCATACCAATCTTGTGGTATTAAATTTGAAATATATTCTCTGGGATCCGAAAATATACCTTCAAACACATCTTTAATCCAGGTACCGTCTTGAGATTTTCTAATTAGATAAATTGTCCACGCAGGACCAATTGGACCGCTGTCTACAAGTTTTCCTGGTTTATTGTACGTGGCAGATTCCAAATATACGCCACTTTCTTCTTCGTGTGGAAGAAAAAACAGTACATCAAATTTATCATTATTTAATTTTTGGAAGAACTCTATCATCTTAATCCTTTAATATGAGATTTTCTCACTCTTACCATAATCCATGTATTATAGTAATCATCATTTTCTAGTACACCATTCACAAACTGTTCTTTGGCTTCTAGATAACCACATTCACCTTTAGATGCACACAAATGAATAATTTGTCTTTCAAAATTTTCTTTGCCGTTTGTATTAACATCTTTTTTCAATTCTTCATTTGATCCATAATAACTTTGCCAATCACTAAAAACTTTAATTTTCTTTTTCTTACCTTTTACTTGTTTAGTTTTGGAAGAATAAAAAAACTTTTTGCCAATATAACTTTTAGAATTTAGTTTGTTGGTAATTTTATATACGAATCCGTAATACTCACCAATTTGTTCTTCAGTAAAATCTGTATCTTTATATGTCCAGTTTAATCCCATTTTTCGTCATCATCTTCAGAATCATCATCCTCTATATAGTCTTCGGATAATTCTTCAATGACTTCGCCGCAAAATGGGCAATATTCTGGATATTCAGCAGATACTAATTCTTCTTCGAATGAAACATCAAAAGATGATTCGCAACTATCGCATGATCCTGTTAGTGTTCTTGTTGTCATGTTTTTTCCTTAATTATTTTACCTTTGCCATTTCTTGTTTTATTTTGGGTAGAACGAATTTTGGCAATGTAACATAATCTAAATCATCCGCTGCTTTTGCACCATTATCAAAAGCCCACAAGAAAAATTTAATTGCACTTTGTGCCAGTTCAGGTTTCTCATTTTTCATCGGAATTAAAATGAATGTTGCACCAGAAATTGGCCAACTATCTTTTCCTGGTTGGTTTGTTAGAATTTGATAAAATGATTTTTGCCATTCTGCGCCAGCGGCCGCAGCCCGAAATGTATCTTCGTCTGGTTGTACCCAATTATTGGCCGAGTTTTGCAATTGCACATGTGTCAACTTGTTTTGTTTAACATAAGCATATTCAACATATCCAATGGTGTTAGGAACTTTTGTAACAAAAGATGCTACACCCTCATTGCCTTTACCACCTAGTCCGCCTGGCCAGTTAACTGTTGTATTTGCGCCGATTTTATTCTTGAACTCTTCATTGACTTTGGAAAGATAGTTTGTGAAAATAAATGATGTTCCTGATCCGTCAGCTCGATGTACAGTAGAAATATCTTCGTTTGGTAGATTCAAAGTTGGATTGAGTGCTTTGATTGCCGGATCATTCCACTTTTTAATTTTACCTAAGAATATGTCAGCAAGTACACTGCCAGTCAGTTTCATTTGTCCTGGTGCGACACCGTTGATATTGATGACAGGAACTACTCCGCCAATTACAGTAGGAAATTGAATAACATCCATACTTTTTAGTTTATCATCTGTGAGCGGCATATCACTTGCACCAAAAATAACTGTTCTGGCCTCAACTTGTTTTATGCCTGCTCCAGAACCAACGCTTTGATAATTTATTTTTTGTCCGGTTGCTTTATAATAATCGGAAGCCCATTTTGCATACAATGGTGCAGGAAACGTTGCGCCAGCGCCAGTTACATCCTGTGCGTGTGTGGCGAACGAAATACAGGCGAATAGTGTTAAAATAATTTTTTTCATGTTTTTCCTTAATTGGCCCAAACATCACCCCAATCTCCAGATAATGCTCCTTTAGCATAATCTGTTGCACGGTTCTCAAAGAAATTGGTGTGCGTAGGTGCGTTGATCATTTCCTCGACCCAAGGTAAAGGATTCTTCTTCACTTTAAACAAACCTTTGAGTCCTAGAGAAATCAATCGACGGTCTGCAATATAACGAATGTACTTTTTAACTTCTTCAATGGTAAGATTTTCCATTGGTCCCATTTCGAAAGCCAAATCAATGAACTTATCTTCAAGCTCAACCATTCTTTCAGCAACAGTATAAATTTGACTCTTCAATTCATCATTCCAAATTTCATTGTTTTCTTGAATGAAGATACGAAACAACTTAATCATTGAATCGCAATGTTGTGTTTCGTCCACGATTGACCATGTAACAATTTGACCCATACCTTTCATTTTGCCGTGACGAGGAAAATTCAACAACATAATGAATGAACTGAAAAGTTGCATACCTTCGGTAAACGCAGAGAATACAGCAATATGTTTGGCTGTATTCTCTTTTGTTGAATTCTCCGCTGAGATATTCATAACATATTCGTGTTTCTCTTTCATGGCTTGATATTCCATGAAATCGTTATATAAAGTTTCTGGTAAACCAAGAGTTTCAATAAGATGAGAATATGCAGCAATGTGTAGGGCTTCCCGAGCGGCGAAACCCATTAACATCATGCGAACTTCTGGTTGAGGAAAATAAGGAAGGTAATTGCGAACGTAACCACCAGCAACGTCTATATCACCCTGAGTGAAAAAACGGAAGATGTGTGTGAGAAACTTCTTTTCTTCATTTGTTAATTTCTTTTTCCAATCCTTAACATCCTCTAGCATCGGCACTTCAGTATGAAGCCAATGTGACTGTTCATGCTTCAACCACGAATCATAGGCCCAAGGATAATTGAATGGTTTAAAGTATGTTCTTTCTTCGGTAATATTTGATGTTGATTTTTTAATCATTGTACCCACTCTCTTAGTTGATCTGGTGTTTTAACTCCCGACATTCTTTTTACTTCCACAAATTCATCGATAAGAATAAGTGTTGGTACAGAACGAATCCCATAGTCTAACACAAGATCACCGTGTACGTCAACATCAATAACTTCAACTGGCAAATTTAATTTGGCTTCATCTAAATTTTTTGCTAACGCTTTACATGGTTGACAAGTAGAAGATGTGAATCTAAGTAATTTTAACATTTTACCCCTCGCAAGCTATACAATCGTTACCTTGAGCAATTTGTGTCATATCAAGTTCTTTAATAACTTGACGCTCGATTTTCTTTGAAACCTTATCGGCTTTACCAATCTTTTCTGAACGGCAATAGTAAAGTGTTTTCAATCCTTTTTTCCAGGCCATAAAATGAATGGCATGAATATATTTGATGTGACTATCTGGCCTGAAGAACAGATTCAGTGATTGGGCTTGGTCGATAT